TCAGTCAACGACTCGTTCCTGGTTAAGAGGAGTACCACTCCCCGAGTCTACCTTATCCCCACTGACGAGGGGATTATTCAGTCACACTTCTTACGCCGACCGTCGCCAGCGATATATTGATGAATGTAATGGCAACTGAGGTGTCGACACGCTACTGTCGGTAATTTCGCTCTTTACGTTCCTATCTTCCCCCAATCGCTTGGTCGCCACAGGAACTTCCATTACATTCAAACTGGTTGCAGGAGTCGGACTTGAACCGACGACCTTCTGGTTATGAGCCAGACGAGCTACCACTGCTCCACCCTGCGTCAAACTTGCCGTTTTGTTTTCAACGTATAATGCATTGGGTATACACGTTGGTTCAGCAGACGGTACTGCTTATTCGAAACTGGCTCCCTAAGATGGATTCGAACCACCGACCAATTGATTAACAGTCAACTGCGCTACCGCTGCGCCATTAGGGAATATAAGCACCTCACGTCTTGGTGCTTACGTTAAACATTCTCGACAGACTCCATACACCATACGGTATGCGAGTAGTTTGACTATAAACTGGTGCCCTCAGTACGATTCGAACGCACGACCTGATGATTACAAATCAACTGCTCTACCAACTGAGCTATAAGGGCAAAAACTTATTTAATCTCCCCTGCTCATGAGCGAATTTCGGAGTCGGGTGCTTCCCGTCCTAAACCATTGCTAGAGTTATCTCAGATCAGGTCTGATGGTCCATCCTGATCATAGTGTATGCGTCCATACACGCTACCCCTAGCAGGGGAGATTAAATAAGTCTCGAAAGACTTATTTTATAATAACAATGTCAAAGAGCAGAAACTTTATTTATACACTATACTATACTTTTTAGAGAAAGTCAAGTGTTTTTTAAAATTTATTTTCAGTATGCATCTGAATCCCTTCGATGCGAGGAGAGATCGACTTAGCAGAATACTGCACACCGTTGATCTCAAAGAAATGCCGACCACCAATCGCGCCAACCTTTTCCCAGCGAAGGTTCAATGCTTCGCGTTCGCGGAAAGGACTGATACCGTGGGTCCACTTACGACCAGACTTCAGTTCGAAAGAACCACCGCAGAGATTCGTAACCATTTCATTTCCTTTTCTCATCTTATATTCCACTATACCGCGAAATGTAGAAAATGTCAAGCCTAAAAATTATTTTTTTATTCCGACAACCACTTTGCGATGGAACCATACTTCAGGTTCAGTTCGTTCTCAAGAATCTCGAGACCGTAGAAATCGAACTCCTTGGCGCTGATGCCTTCTGCTTCAGCGATAATTTCGATAGCACGTTCGCGAGTGGAACCTGCGACAAGGTACATCGTTGCGGCAACACGAGCAGTAAACTGCAGGAATGCCTTCTCTTGGCGATCCTGTTCGTAAGCGATCTGTTTGTCGAGTTTCAGCGAGAGATACTCGAAGTCTGCGTCGAATGCTTCGACTGACTCAAACGTAGGATTATACGGACGGCATCCATAAACTTCCTTGTAGAGATCGGAGTAGATGCAAGCATCTTTTGAACCAGTGGCGGCATCAATATCACGAAGAGTCAACATAATCAATTCCCTTTCAAACTATAATACCACTATACCTCGAAAATGGGAAAATGTCAAGCCCCTAAATTTATTTTTTTGAAATTAATCTCGCGGACGATATGGATCATATTTCATGCCCCACAACCAACCTCCTGGTAATATGAAAGTCAGAGGGTCAACAAGGTGGCATTTACCATTCGGTTCAACGCACCACTTGCGGCGTCTCATACTTGCCTTTATCGCCATGAGTCGACGAGTCTCCCAAGTATGCCTTCTCGCATACATCGGATTGCCATCTCTGCGCCTAGTTCCTCGCATTTTTCGACTTATCGATGCTTTATGCTCAGGAGTTAATCCACCCCAGCAAGGATTCTTCTCGCCAGTCAATGCCTCTGAGATTTTCTTACGAGTCTCAGGACTATGCCTCGCAGTTTTCTTTATAGTAACTTTATCGACAATGGTCAAACCTTTTCCGAAAATCTTTGCTTTATCTCGGATAATTTCAATTTGACTGTTTTGTAGTAAAAGTTCTCTCGGTTTCGGAACCTTAGAAGGATCCTTTACAATCCACAATTCTGTTTTAGTTTTGAATAGAAAGAACTTCATTTACGGTTCCTGTATCCAGTAACGTTAGATTGTGTTCTCGATCAATATATTTGAATTCAATATGATGTGGGTCAAATTGCTCCAGAGCAGCGAATACATCAGCAGTATCGAGAGTGCTACAGGTATACACATCCAGTTGCATCAGAGCAGGGGAAACCTCATCCCAAACATGCATAGCAATATGCGATGTTTCGATGATGGTAACTGCAGTCAAACCTCGATTACCAACCATATCACTGTAAACAGCATATGGTCCCATTAGTATCTTCATACCAATTTTATCAACCAGAGTCTTCATCCAATCCTGGATTGCCTCTGCACATTGCGGTGGATTGTTCAATTCTGCTCGCACAATGAGATGCTTGTGCTCTAGGATTTGCCCCATTTCTGTTCCTTAACTTCTTCTGGAAAGAATTTATTTATAAGGTTGCTAAGGATTTTTTTGGCGACTTCTTCTTCTTAACCTCTGGCGCTTTCCAACCTGTCAAGAAACTTTCTAGAACTTCGGCGAGACGAGGATATGCTTCGAGTAAAGTTTGATCCTTGATGTGATCAAGCAACTTCGCTTCTTTAATCTGCAGACCCTGAAATGTCTGCATCCAGATTTCTTCTCTGCGGAACTGCGGAACTTTCTTGGCACTACCTTCTGGCAACAAAGTTAAAATTCGACGGAACTCTTGCGTGATGGTTGTGTCTGCCATATTAGCAGGTAGTCCCTCATCCTTATATGGAGTTGGACCCTCGGGAAGATTGTATGGACCTTGCTCATATCCAACACCCCAAGCGACAAACCGCATTAGAATAGAGTTACCAAGAGAGACTGCTCTGACACGTTCGCGAAGTTCGTCAGTAGTTTCTGCCTCACATGCCCAATCAAGTGCCTCATCTATTTGCTTAAATTTCTTTGGTGGTAGTCTTTGTGCCATTTCAAGTCTTTCTTTTAAAATTCATCAACGAGTTCAATCATCTGCTTCATACGATTGGCGATAAAATAGTTCAACAGACCTGAACGATCTCCGCCCAGTTGTTTCTCATAACTATCTATAATCGCTGTTTTGATGTCCTCAGGAATGCGCGACAAGTCAACCAATTCACGGTTGCGCTGGAAATTGCGCCACATTTCGTCATTGGTGATGAAGTCTTCAGGTTTCTGAGTCTTCCACAATGCAAGTGCTTCCTTGCGAATAGGACGCTGACGTTGACCATTGATGAATGTATCATCATCAGACATGATATTGGGAACACCGTCACCCTTATCGCCCATGATAATATGTTCCATCAGAACTGCCTCAGGTGATTCCTTCAACTTACAGAACTTCTTCTGGACAGGCGCATACTGCTTCACGTTGCTCCACTTCTGTAACTGCTGGAAGTCATGGTCACCAGACAGAACGAGGAATGGTTCAGCACTCGGGATGAGACCATCAGTGTTCATAGTCTGACTATACTCGGCGAGAACTGCGATAACATCGTCTGCCTCTGCGCCATCAACATCAATTACAGGATATGGGAAGTGATCTTGCAACTCACTACGAATCTGGTGAAGTGCTTCGAAAATGGCAGACCAGTCAAACCCTGACTCCTGCCGTGCTTTCTTACGATTCGCCTTATAGTTGGGGAAATACTGACGACGCCAGTAGTGACGATTATCACAAGCAATAACAATGTTGCCGAACTCAGCACCAAACTTCTTCTTATATGAACGAATGGCATTGATGATCATGTGCCGAATGAGAGGTAGGTTTACCTCTACATCACGGCGACCACCTAGTTCTGCCATCATACTGCTGATAGCAGTCTGGTTAAAATCAACAACAATCATTCTATATCTTCTTTCGTAACAGTTAATGCTTCACGAACATCATTTAGCATATTAATCTCAGGACATTCAACTCCTGCCTGACGCATGTATAAACCAGTAATCATAACAGCGATAACAGCGGCATCGGAATGAAAGAGTTCATTAGTTAGACCAATCTTTTTTTCCGTTGCCATAAGAATACCACGCAGACAGGCCTGTGCGAATGCTTCCGCATCTTGGTATGCTGCATATTCTGTGGCACCTTGGAGGAAATAACTCAGAGATTCTTTGTCAATCTCTTTAGTTACATTCGTCTTCAGGTAAGTAACATTATCACCATTATCGTTCATTAAAACACTTTCAAAATTAATGTAGTTGGAGTCAGACGTGCACGCACAGGTCCACTCTTACTCTTAACGGCTGAGTACCATTTTGTCAAGTCATTTTTCTTAAGTTCAGAAAATTCTTTTACTTGAGTCTCTGGTTTACGGAGCAGTCGTGAGTTAGAGAAGTTATCATCAAATCCTACAAGACTTGCACCCTTAACAGTGATGCTTCCGCTGACTGGGTTGAAGTATTTGGAGATCTTTCGTGTCTTGGTGTCGAATGTCCACACTTCGCTGCAGTTTAGTAGGTTGATAGGTTCAACGCTGGTGACACCAAGAGCAGTGTCACTCACAAGGAACTTTAGATTCTGAACCAACTTGGACTTATCCTTTGGTTTCTTCTTGCGAACCTTAGCAACCTGTTTGCTGACATATGACTTCTTGAGGTCACCGATGTATGTTTCTAGCAGTTTGACAATATCCTTGACAGACTTCATGGTTGTCAAGTGCGAGTAACACTCGAGCAACTGTTCCTGCGAATCAGTCAGTTGACTTTTTGGCAGTCGACGAACTTCTACAAGTTCAGCAAATTCTGCAAGGATAGGTTCAATCTTTTCTACGCAGTCAAGATAGTTCTTATCTGACATGCGGTAAGGCATTAGAATCTGTGCGATGTTACGAGTATCTTCACCATTGATAAGTTTCTCAATCTCATCATCAACATCAGATACAATGTAATTCATCGCGACGAGCGGTTTCTTAGCAACCTTGACAACAGGTTCAGAAGTTGTATCTTCATCATCAATCAGAACAATCTTCTTGCTGACTCGTTCTTCAACCTTTTCCCAGATGCGTGCCTTGTGCTCATCAGTTAGAGGGAATCCACGCATAGCGATACGTGCACTGTTAGCATATGTCCGAGGAAGCATCTTGTCAGACAACTGAGACAATGCTTTGAGTTTGGTTGCATCACCCTTGAACCAGTCAACCAGAAACGCACGACAATCTTTCTGGTCAACGATGAAGTTATACCAGTTCAATGCGTTACCATATTCAGACTGATAGTTTGCTGGTTCATAATCTTCAGACCAGATAGGTTCTACACCCATGGCTTTAGAATCAGCAACAGGAACTTTCAACTTATACATAGATTCACCTTTCTTCATAATATATCCACTATACTATAATTTGCTGGAAAAGTCAAGCCCTAAAATTTAACAGAGGTGATGCGGTCGTAACGAAATGCTCGCCACTCATTCTTATCCAGATCCCATACTGCGAGGGTTTCGCCACTAGGTGGTTTTGTCTTTGTTCCCTTTTCACTATATGGAGGGATGACACCTTCCTGTAGAGTGCAGCGCATAACACGTTCCTGCCCATTCAGTTTAGTGAATGAGACAATCGCTTCACCCTGTGCAAGAGTTGCCTTGAGTCCATCGCGCCATTCTTGATTCATAATATCCATCACATTTTCCTTATGTTGTTTTCATCTATAATAATCTTGCCATCCCTCCACGATTTCTTGGGAGGATCTGGCGCTGGTATATCATGCGTTGACACAGTTTTATTCTCATGTTTCTCGAAAGCAAAGAAGTCTGGTGTTTCAACAACAGGTTTCTTCTTTGGTTTCTTGACAGCGGGAACAACCTTCTTAGGTTTAACATCATCAACAACGACATAGTCTACTATACCTGATTCTTCCTTCTTTGTCAAGCTTAAAAGTGTCATGTTGGCAGCAATAATTAATAAAATTGCCAGAGGGTCAAACACGAAGATAAGCATAATGATCATCAAACGCACTGCTTTATCCACGGTAGCGGTATCGCCATTACCGTAGAACAGTTCTGCAATATATTTGATCGGACCTACTTCTGCTTCGAGTTTGAGGTTTTCTGTTTTGAGCGGTATGAGATCAGTCTCAATAGTCTCAATGTCTGCAGTCGCACTCTCAATTTCTTTATTGAGAGACGCACGTTCCCGTTTCTGT